ATAGAATATACCGTCTGGTAAGAGCCCTGCACAACATGAATAAGCCCGCCCGTGGGATATTTGGGCGACTTTAGGGGGGAAGGTTTGACAATTTTATTCTTATTGAGGATAAAAGTATGATCGGCCACGGTGAGGGCTTCAAGGCTTGAAGCATCGGCTCCGGCTAAATAAGCAAAACCATCGGGGGCATTGATCGTCTTTTGATTGCCTTCCAAGTCATAAACCTCAACGCCTTGTGCCGATATGGTAACAATATAACGCTCATTCGCGTCACGCTCTATAAGATGGGTAAGGCTATCTTTGGGGCTTGGAGAGGGTATAACAGCTTTTAAAATTGTCGGATTACGGCGCACCAGCCCCCTAGTGATCGTGGGAAATTGATTGACGCTTTCCTCCAATTGGGAGGTGAGGCGTATTTCACTGGGCTGGCGTGAGACACCATTAACAAGATTTTGCGCCGCGCCTTCCACACGCGCCATTAGCTCCTCCTCATTTTTGATTGAATGGATATGTTTTTAAGAATGTTATAATCGCCATTTTCAATTGTTGCCTTATCAAAGGCCACTTTGGCGCGTAACAAATTGCGTAACCGCGCCTCGGTCGTACCTTGTGCGGCGGGAAAGCCCTCAATGAATTTCTCAACCGACAAGGCTGTGATATAACGGCGAACCACGGCGGGTAATTCAGCCCAAGGCAAATGCAAAATGACATCACATTGAACCGGTTTTTCAAAGAGGTAAGTTTTTTTCTCCTTATTATAGAGCCTGTTGCCACGCTGGATACAATCCCCCTCCATACTATCGACATTCAAGATATGGGGAGGCAGGATGATTTCTTTTGTGAGGGCATCAGGTTTTAGTTCATAATCAGTCTCATAATTGAACCAATAAGCGGCCTGTTGGAAATCCCGCGCCGTCCCGCGCAAAACACTCAAGGCGGTATGGCCGGAAGGGGGCATGTTCGCTAACTCTTCTAAAGGGTCTTCGCCAATGGCGGCCAATAATTCATTGACGGCGGCAAGCTCACCGGCCGCTCCTATAATTTCCATAAAGTAAACTCCTTCTATAAAAAAAAACCCACTTGGAGGTTTGACGCTCCAAGCAGGTCGTGAATTGATTAATTAAAACGTTAGAGACGCTTACGGTTTGACAACCTCAATGGCGCATTCTGGACGCAAAATGCCATGACCTACGGCATATTTGGCAACCATGACCGTTGCCTGAAAGAGCACCTCATATTCAGACTCCAAGCTTAAGTCCATTAATTTTACCGTGCCGACAGCGTCCTCATGCATGACATGGAAAGCCGTTTTGGAGAAATCTCCTGCATAATGAGGTAAAACATCCGCACTTGGGGGAACATTCGTCATAGGAACATTGTTGGACTTGACGATAGCAATACCGGCGAGAGTGCCAAAAAGCCCCTTGGACATGGAGCCGTCACCGTCCCAATCCTTATTGATAAGATGCGGCTCTTGCGCCGCCACATAATAAGTAACAGGCGGAACAAAGGCGTAACGTTTGGATTCAGGAACATTATGTTCATCCAACTTCTGGGCGCAAGCGAAAATCGCATTCTTGAACGCTGTAGCATCCGTGCCGACATTGGCCGAACCGGTGATAACGGTACCCCCCGGCTCCCCTGCAAGAGTGGAGGCAGCACGGGCTGCTAGAACACTCATCCGCGCGACATTCTTGTCAAAGGCTTGTGCCAAAGCGTCACCTAACTGGCGGGCATAGGAGGCACGCACATCATAATGATTTTTTAATTCATCAATTGTGGCAACCATGACATCAGCCTTCAAAAAGCCGTCAACAGTAATAATACGGGTATTATGGGCGATAGGCGTACCGGTCAACTGATGACCTGGGGTATGGTAATCCGCCTTGATGCGGCCAATGGCGGGAAATTGCGCCGATTGCCCATTATGGATCGTGCGCATACGGTGCTTATCTTTATAAACACACTGCGCATTATAAGTCTCGATGATTTCACCGGCAAACTGGGTGAGAAAATTTGCATCAGTAGCACCGGTAAGGTTTTTTTGTCCCAAGCGGGACACAAGTAAATCAGCCATTTATTTATCATTCTCCTTATTCTTGTTATTATTATTTTGAGCGTTTAAAATTTGATTGTAAAAAGCCTGAAGGCGTTTGCCACAAGCGGTTAATTCCATCTCTGATCGGCGCAAACGCGCGATAAGGCGCAAAACATCTGCCCTTGTCATGGGCTTTGCGGGATCAGGTTTTGGCGTTGTCTTTGAAAAGCAAAGGGTTAAATCCGCTGGTAAGGGAGCGACCACGCGCTCATGGGATAGCGGAATGGGGGTTTGACCAGAGATGGTGCAGCCGCCCAACATCGGTAAGGTCAAGACAAAGATTATCCCTGTCGGCCATATCTTCGTTGATATAATCTTCTAACTCCTGTTGTTTTTGTTGATAATATTCCAGCATCGCTGCATCTTGTGCTGCCCGCTTATTGTGAGCGGTCAAAAGCGTATGAAGCTCATCCAGCTGCTGGCGGCGGTGATCAGCCAGTCTTGTTAATAACGCGTTTCTATTCTGCTCCATCTTGAGGGCGGCTTGCGCCCGTATTTTGCCATTCATTGTGTAGCTGTTGATTGCTATCAGAGCGAGAAAAGCCGCCGCTAGGCCTAAGCCCATAATCAGTTTCGTCTGTATCGTTGATCTCCTTTTCATGTAAACAGACAAGAAAGCGGCGATAATCCAGATGACCGACACCGACATAAGAGCCATACAAAGCTCCAATCAATGCCAAGCACCCGCCTATGGCCGCGCTGCCTTGACCTGTATAAAGACTATAAAAAGCCAAGAGCCAGCAAAGGGCACTATTAACACCCAATGCCAGCTTGCTTGTGCGCCGCGTTGAGGGCTTAGCTTGGTTGGTCATTGGAAGTAACGAGCCGACCAAGCGCATCTTTACGTACATCAAAGGAGGGACAAGCCTTGGCCGCATATTGATTATGACCGCTCACGCGCTTGATTGTGGGATAGGTTTTAATAAGCTTGCTGCAAAGCCATAGGAGACTTGTCCTTTGCGCTTTTGTCCTTGTGTCCTTGGGCGTCTTACCGTCATTGGCCAGCCCGCCTATATAGCAAATGCCAATGGTTGTGGCATTGCGCCCCCTACAATGCGCCCCGATTTTCTCAAGCGGGCGTCCTTCCTCAATTATGCCATCACGGCGAATGACATAATGATAGCCAATCTGGGCAAAGCCCCGTTGTCGGTGCCATTTATCAATGTCTTTTGCGCTAAAATCCTGACCTTCCCTTGTGGCGGAACAATGAATGATAATTTCCAATAAAGGCCGCATATTAGATATTTGACCGCGCCAATTTTGCCGCCACACGCTCACGGAAAGCGGGGTCTTGCTTATAGAGTGGGTTTGCTTGGTCTCTTACCATCTCTTCAAAAGAGTGATAAACATCACTGGCAGCAGCGTTAGGCCTGTTCGCTGCCATGACCAGCTTGGCACGAGAGCCGTTAGCACGTTCATAATCCGCCCGCAAAGCCCGCAAGGCCAATTGCATCTGCCCTTTATCATTGCTCTCAACGGCGCGATTATAAGCCTCTGTTTGTGCTGCGTCCCAACTGGTGGCTGCCCATGCTTGCATCTTGGAGACATAATCAAAACCGCCCGCCTCGGTGATCAATTCATTACGCACCGCCTCAACTTGGCCGAAACGATATTGAATGTAATCTTCCACAATCTCTTTGGTGATACCGACAGACTCCAGCTTGGCGAGTTCTGTTTCGGGAATGGTGCCACTCTCTAACCATGATGCCTCGATTGCCTCAACATCAACACCGGTTGCCTCGACAATTTCCTGCTCTTGTGTTTGCTCTGGGGTCTGCTCGGCTTCAGGCTCTTGTGGCAGCTTTTGATCTAGGGTCGGGGTTGCTGTCCCCTCAATGGCGGCGGCGGCTTGGGCATCAAGATTATCATTCTGGGAGGGGGTAGTTGCCCCTGTGGGGGTTTGGGTAATGGTCAAATTCTGATAATCACTCATTAGCTAAGCCTCGTCTCAATGATAAGGCCATTAGCCGATTTTTCTTTTGCCCAAGTACCGCCGTCACGTTTTACAATCTCTACATCTTCACGAGAGCTTGCCTGTTCAATACTTTCTTTTACCTTATCCATTACATCCTGCTCGGTTGCCTTGACGTTTAATTTACTCATTCTTCTACATTCTCCTTCATCTGTTGTTGGGCAATTGAGCCCAATTGGTTAACGGCTTGAGGAGCGATATTTTGCATCATCTCCATCATTTGTTGTTGCTGCTGCTGGGCTGCCAATTCTTCCTCACTCAATAACAGCCCGTCTGTCTCAATATTGAGGCCATTGGCGAGTCTTACAGCGATTTGTTCCCATTTGAGGATCGCGGCGGCGGGAGAGCCACCGACAAGGGACAAAAATTGCATCAGGTTTGATAAATCATTGCCGCGGCCTAACGCATCCATCCCCGTCACGACTTTTGGCTGTGTCATATCCTTAGGCAATTGCGGCAAAAAGCCGTTCGCCTCCAGATTGGCAATCTGGGCTTTGGCTAAGGGCAATTGCAGATCAACCGCAAGAAGTGAATATGTCCCGCCTAAAGTGTCCTCCAATTCCCGCGCCATATAGCGGATTTCCTCGGCGGTGACGCGCTCGCCTGATCTTTGAATGGCGGTATTCATCAAAAAAGCAAAAGACAAGGATTGCTCCAATTTATCCATCGTCTCTCTTGCCACGCGGAAATCATTATAACGCTCAATTTGCAGGAAACTCACCTCGGATCGGGAGCCAATCAAGGGTTGACCATTGACTGCCTCGGCAAGGTCTTTAGGCGTGAGTCCATTTGCATTAGGCTCAATCAACGGAATGACACGGGAGGCAATGGCGACAAACTCACGGATTGAGGCAGATAAGGTTTCTAAATGGATAAGGTCGCCCAAATATTCCTCAATCAAGCCGCGGCCATAACTTTCCCCATCCACTTTATTATAACGCAAAGGCAAAAAGGGCAGGTGCTCGGGCAGATATTCGCCTTGACTATCGGCGATGACAAAGCCCTCAACCTCTTGATAGACTGTATAGCTGCCTTGTTCATTTAAAAGAACATGGGTATAGAGTTCAAGCGCATCATGCCCTGCTATCAGGCCGCTTGAGGTTGTTTGAGGCTGCCTTGATTTTTCAGGTAATTGCTGCCTTATCTCTTCAGGCAAAGCGGCGCGGGCAATTTCCTCACGCCCGATCCACTCTAAAAGATTACCTCTAGGGTCGCGTTGGCAGACATATTTATCCAAACGATAAACACGGGCGCGTCCTTCAGGGGGCAGATAAAGCGTGGCATTACCACTCACCACAAGCAAGCGGAACACTTCATACAGGGAGGAACGCAAGGCACGCTCTTCAAAATCAGCCATGATGCGCCGGACATATTGCCCAAAGGCACGGTCAATCTCATCTTTGACGCCCTCTTGCGCGGCGATTTCCTGCGCCGTCATGGCGTCAACCTCCATTTTTAAATAAGGCGCATTGGGCGGAAACAACGCCATAAGCAATTTCGCGGCAATATTATTGACGCCCCGTGCGCCCATAGATTGCTCCGGCGTGATATATTGATTGGAACCGGTCGCCCCGTCATCAGGTAACAGCGTGGGCAGGGTGAGCTTGGCACATT